AAAACCCTGTACCAGTTACACTTCCGCCGTTTGTAATATTTTTATTATTTGCATTTAGGTTTACACTTAATGTAGGAGCGCCGTCAGCTGCTACTATTCCGTTTGTGCCTGATACGTATAAATTTTGTCCTACAACATTTGTAGATATACCGTTGGACCCTTGGACTGACATTGTCTGCCCTCGGCTTACAGTAACAGTTCCTGAATCACTAACAAGTATCAATTGATCTAAACTATCGACGGCAGCGACTGTTATACTTGTAGTGTTAGCTGTTAATGATACATTGTCTCCTGCAATTAACCTTTTAAAACTTAGCTGTGAGTTTGTAGAACTTTCAAATACTCCTTCACCAAGCGAGCCTGCATTAAGTCCTGTTGCCTGTGTTGGAAATCTTGCATCTAAATCAGTAAAGTTATCGTTAACTTTATCAAACGCTGTCCTAATGTCATCACCAGTACCATCGTTTGCTAGTTGTCCTATATTAATATTCTTTGTTGCCATTATACTTTCCTTATCACATGTATTTATTTGTTTGTTATACTAACTGTACCTGTACCTGTAAAGTTTCCAACAGTTAATGTATCCTTATTATTAAAAGGAGTATATAAAACTCTATTTGTATTTTCTACTGTAACATATCCTGATGCTCCGCTAACTGCAAACATAGCATTTAGTGTAGCCTCGGTTGGTTTTGATATAACTTTACTAATAAAATTATTAAACAACGCATGACCTAATGGATTATTTGTTAGTACACCAGATGCTGTCCTTGAATTATCATTCCATTCAGGAGATAAACTTCCACCAGCAACGTACACTGAGTAGTATTCCCACATGGCGTAACATAATAGGTATTGGTATTCTCTTGCAATTGCAGCAAAATACTCGTTCGATCCATCGTTTAGTGCAGCATACCCTGATACATTAAATACACTATTTGTAATAGCTTCTTGCATTGCAGCCATCATTGGTCCAGTGTTACCGCTTGTAATGTTTAGTTCATCTGGATATGCGTAATGTAATCCGTGTTGACTAATAGTATGTAATACATGTTCCAGTACTTCAGTAACCTGTCCGCCAACAGTATATCCGCTCCAGCCAGGAATGCCTGAACCGCTTGCATTATCGTCTGGAAATTCCCATACATAGTCTTTTGCTCTATACGAATATTCAGTACTCATCAATCCTGGGTAGTAATCTCCAGCATCATCGTCTAAGAAAGATCGAACATACTGTCCGCTATTAATATAACCAATTCGTTGTACTGTCGGGCCTATGCCAAATCCACCTTCGTTATTTTCATTAGCCATACCGTCAATAGCTTTTGCTTGTTTTTCTTTATCTATACCTGATGCATTAGGATCAAGTAATAGTTGTATAGTCCTTGCAACTTTTTGTAAAAAGATATCGCTAATACCTTTAGCAGACACATCATATGGTCCATGCCCTAAAAGTTTTATTCCTCGTACAGTTAATTCTTTAGTGAATGGAGTAAGCTCAGTAACTGCGGTTACTGCTCCTGAAGAGTAATTTACTGAGTTACCGGTTAGTAATATACTGTTAGAATCGTTCCAATCATCGCCAGTTCCGTTATATAGCATGTTAGACGTTGAGTTATTAAATACCCATTCTCTTCCTTCTTTAGGAGTTATTCCAGGATTTTGTTCTAGTACCGTTGCTAACATGCCACACACATTTGGTGATGCCATACTAGTTCCACTAATTTTAAATATATACTGATTTGAATCAAGTGGATGAGCTTGTCTGTTTCCATATGCAGCGGCTTTGTCGTTTGTAGTACTTGCGTTATCGTTTGAACTAGCACTCATAATTTGTGTTCCGGGTGCATAAATGTTTACGGCCGGACCACAGCAACTACTTCCTGCTTTATTTTCTAAGTTACTTGTATAGTCTATGTCAATGTTACCAACTATAAATGCTTCATCGTCAAACGGACTTGATCCTCTATGATAATATAAATTACTGCCACTTATAGTAACAATATTGTTATAGTCTTGTCCGTTTGCGTTATCTATATAATAGTAACTATTTCCTGATGCAATACATATATGTATTCCAGCGTCAATCATTTCTTGTACATCTGTATCTACACTAGCTACTCTTGAACCAATTTTTCTATTTGCACCATTTTTAGGGACAATGCCTGCTGTTGCATATATTTCATTAGATGATGCATAATTAGCATCTCCGTATGACCAAGCTGTTCCTCTATAGTTTCCGGCAGTTGGCGTGTCACTTAAACCAGTGTAGCTATAGCCCCAGCTCATATTAACTATTGTTGGTCGTCTAAATCCTGTTGTTGGATCTATTGGTTTATTATTGTGCCAACCTTTAATAACATCAAAGCATTGTGAAGTAGAAATCCCCCCACTGTCTCCGCTACCTTGTAATCCGTTAACCTTTACTGAATAAATTTGGGCATCTTTAGCCCAGCCCATTGTACGACCAGCTACTGTGCCTGCAACGTGTGTGCCGTGGCCGTCATAATCTCTATAATGATTTGCACTCTGTGTTCCAGACAACCCACTTGCAGTAAACCAATCTATTTGGTTTACCCTGCTAACTCCGTTAGCATCAGTAAATTCAATATGCCCTACATCAAGTCCACTATCTTGTATTACAACATCAACACCTTTGCCTGTTAGGTTATAATTAAACGGAAGTGTAGTAGTAGTTTGTTCATTCCATACATCGTCTCGATGTATACCCCGCATCATGCCCCAGTTTAAGTCAGATGCAGCATCAGCTGAAGTTTTGCGCCAGGTACCAAATTGCTGCGCTGTTGATCCAATTTCAATGTCGTCTCTATCTTCAGGAGGTATCTCTACACCATAGACTCGAGAATCATCAAGTAGTGTTGCAGCTTCTGCATCCTCTAGCATATAATGAGTATTACGAGTGCTTAACGGTCTAGCATTTTCTACTGCTACTGTTCTATTAGGAATGTCTCCTGCCCCGGTTGTCGCAATCATTTCAGCATTAAATGCATCGTAATCGACACCACGGTTAAGACTTACAATATATTCTTTTTCAGCCATTTGTTAAGTCCAAGGTCTGCTTGCGGCTAACGAGCCGGTGTTTTCATCATCATCTGCATTGTATGCATTTGCTTCGTAAGGGTTAGGAAGTCTGTTCTTATTAAATGTACTCTTTGCTCTGTAGTAAACTGCTCCAGTATCAGCTGCAGCTAAGCCTTCTCGCTTGGCTTGTGCTATTGCACCTTTTTGTTCTTGACGTTGTTCTTTGTTACCAGTCTTCAATGGAACACAAACAACTAAATCATCTTGAACCAGTCCTGCGGCAGACAAGTCCTTTGCTCCATCGGTTGTAATGTTAATACTTGGATCTTTCTCTGCACTAATGTTACCGTACATTGCTGCTGTAATAGGTGCTCCTTCAACTGCACGAGCTAATGCTTTAAGTCCATTCATTGTTGTTGTGCCTAACGTAACTGTTAGATTAAATCTAGCACCTGTTAAGCCTTTGCATTTAATTGTAGCCATGTTATGTTTCCTAAACTATATTAATAACTCCACCCATTGCTGAGTGAGCAGTACATTGGTAATATAATGTTGATGGCGCTCCCATAGGTACAGTAAAGATAATTTCACCTGAGCTTGCACCATTATTAGTTACGCCGAAGCTATAGGCTGATCCACCATTACTTCCTCTAATTTGGAATGGATGTCCGCCGCCTGAGTTATTAATAAAGATATATGTATCTCCTCTTCTCAAGTATAATACAGGATCGTTTGTTGCTCCCATAAAAAACTTATTATCTTGTGCGTATACATAATGGCTTGATCCACTTGCAGTCAGCGTAAATATACCAGCTACTAGTAACCCGGGAATTTTAACTGTTGCAGTACTATCTCCCAACGTAATTTGATCCTGTGTTGCAACTGCGTCTTTACCAATAGCTACTGAATTATTTCCAGTTGCTGTTGCTTGCTTGCCTATAGCAATACTACCAAGGCCTTTTGCTCCATAAGTTCCTGATACATCATCAATTACTGCTGCGAAAGATCTATCACCTGCTGCTACAGACCCACCTAATGCTACTGCAAATGTTGCAGAAGCTTTTGCACCGTTACCTAATGCCGCACTATAAGTTGCACTAGCGGTTGAGCCTTTACCTATAGCAGTAGCCCAAGTTGCAGATGCAACAGCACCTGAACCAATTGCAAGAGATAGTGTTCCACTTGCTGTAGGGTCAACACCGCCTGTTGTTTCAGCACCATATAATGCAGCGGCACTGCCTGTATTTGCTACCCATGCATAGTCTGATCCGTTCCAACTTAATACATAACCACTTGTTGGGTTAGATTGATTTATGTGAGTGTCAACGTCACTGTTAGCATAGCTGCCACTTGCCGCACCAACTATATTAATAACTCCACCCATACCACTATGAGCAGTACATTGGTAATATAATGTTGCTGGTGCTGACATTGGTACTACAAATGTAATTGTAGCATTAGCTTGTCCATTATTAGTTACACCAGTGTTGTAAGCTGATCCGCCATTACTTGCTCTAATTTGGAATGGATGTCCTGTAGCGTTAACAACAAATTTATATGTTTCACCTCTTGTTAAATAAAGTACAGGATCGTTTGTTGCTGAT